TCCTGTAATAGTTATTGTGCCACCTACATCTGCATCAATGACTGTTGGTGTAAAACTAGATATAACTGGTTGTGTTTCAGTTGGTATTGTAGCTGAACCACCTAAGTTTACAGCAACACCATTAATTGTAATTTGTTCGTTTACTAAAGCAGAGTTTGGTATAACATCGTTTTGAAATACTAAACTATCACCAGCTTCACCAACCGTTAAGTTAGTTCCTGACTGTGGAATTATTTTATCTACTTCTATTGTACTCATTATAATATAACTAAATTCCCTGTTACTGTTACAGTCCCTGAAACTGTTACTGGTCCTGCTAAAACTCCTGAGTCCATTGTTTGTGTATCAGAAATTGTAGAAGAGTGTGTTGTTACATAAGTTGTAGCTGTCATACTTGCAGATGGTGCACGTTTTGCAGGATAAGTACAAAATACAGTTTTAGTTCCTGCTGTGAAATTCACTGCGTTGTCTGAGTTTGAAGAGGAGATAATGGTATCTCTAGAAAGTGTATCAGGTGATGCATCTGTTACAGTTCCGATACCAACTTCAAATTCAGAAGTTCCGTCATGTGAAATACAGTAGAACGTACTGTTTGTAGTTCCGATACCAGCAACAAAAGTTTCAAAACCTGTTTCAGCTGTAGCTGATAGGTTTATTGTTCCTGTGCCAGTAGACGTACTTGTCTGTTTAACTCTGTCGTTAAGTACAAAAGCCATTTTATAAATCCTTTACTATTAAGCGTCGCCTAATCTAATAATAGCATTTGTAGCATCAGCAGTAGGAAACTGAATTACAAAATCTCCGTTCGTTGCTGTTTTGTTGCCACCAAAATCTAAAACTAGTACAAGCTCGTTTCCGCCTCCAGTTGATTTGTATATAGCAGCTCCTGCAGCAGTCAATGTAACAGATGGAAAAGTTAGATCAGCAAAATCAACGAACGCAGTTGTTGTTCCTGCAACTCCATTGTTTGTTAGATCTTTACCACCAGCTGGATAAGCTGTTCCACTTGGATTGACTTCACCTTGTCCTGTTCCTGATAGGAATACAGTCGAGGTTACGCTGTAGTTACTTATGCTAGTATACAAAGCACACTTGAAAGTGTTTCCTCCATTTCCAGAAGTGTCAAAATTAAATGTTCCTTTTAACAAACCAGATTTGAAAGAATTAGGTACTATGTTAGCCATATTATTTTCTCCTTAGTATTTCGATGGTGATTCAGATTTTAAAGGAGTACGAATAGCCCCATCTTGCCATTCATCTCTGCGTCTTCGACCTTGTTGTTCGATCGCGTACGATTGTAAAGCTCTTCTGAAAGATGCCTCGTAGTATTGTAACATATCTGCCGGGCCTTTCAAGTATCCATATGCTTCTACCAGACAAGCATACAAAAGTAAATCCTGATATTTATTAGATATGTAAGTACCAGAAGTGCTTGCTGCTCCAGATGTTATACTATCTGGTTGTTTAATATAAGCCAAAGTAATTTCAAATGTGCTATTTGGAGTTGGTGCAACAACCCAAAAATTAGCATCCCAGTTTCCATAATATTTTGGAAATCCAGATTGTGTGCTTGGAGTATCATAATACTCAGTCATAAAACTAGTATCTCTTTTTTCTAAAAAAACTTGTTTGTTATTTGAATCTTTTAATTGAACATATCTTATTACTCTTAAATCAGAAGGAATAGTTACATATCTGTTTCCAGCTTGTAAGTTTGATGTTGCATAAAATCTATTATCATCAGAGTCAGAATCTCTGTAAATTCTATTTTCTGCATTTTTAATCATAGTATTAAGAATAGAATTAGATAAAACTCCACTATCTACTTCTGTGTAGTTTCTAATATCATCTTGTAAGTTTGTAAGTGTATATGCCATTATGGTGTCAATGTAACAGGTCCAGCTGTTACTGTCGTTCCTCCTGCAAATTCTGCTACTGTCCATCCTCCAGGTGCTGCTGATGGTACAATAAAAGAATATTTATTATCGTCTACTTTACTTATACTAAATCCTGCTGAATTTTCAAACACAGTATATGCAAATCCACCTGGAGATCCATCAACATTTCTAAATCTAACTACATCATTTGTAGATCTTCCGTGATTTGGTTCAGTTACAAATACAGTAGCTAAACCTTGAAACATTTGAAAAGGATTAGCTGGTAGTAAATTTTCTGTAGTAGGTTCTGTTCTAGCCGGTCTTGCATTTGATAATCCTTGAGGATCACCCGTAAATCTTGTTGGCTCCAATTGTGGTTGCTTAGCTTCAAACTCTGAAACATGCACAAAGGAACCATTCCATTCTTTTACCATTTCATTATATGGAAAAGCCATCCCTGATCTATCTGATATTGCTTGTGCGTATTTTCCTTTAGATAATTTAGACATTTGGATAATAAGTTTTAGGTGTAATATATGAACTTGAAGAAGAACCATCTTCTTGTAAAGCTCTATTCAATTCATCTTCATAAAGCATTTTTAACATTTGAATTCTGTCAGGAGCAAACTTAATTGCTAAATAATAAGCAAGTCCTGCAATCATACAAGGCACAAATCTATATGGTACATCTGCATCATTAGTATATGCACCTGCATCTTGAATTCTTTTTACGTAATAATAGTTTAAAAATTTACCAGCTTCTGATGAACCTGGTGTTAAATATAAAGTAATTGTTATTTTATCAATAAATCTTTGAACAAAATATTGTGTTGGTTGACCTGTAGATGTTTTATTAGACAATGCCTGATAAGCAGATCTATTTATTTTTGTAAGTGGTGTATCTACATTAGAATTTCTAAAAGAAGCTTCTAATACATCATCAACACCATAAACAGCTGTTGCACTTGAAGTACCATCTGTTGTTGATCTAAACATTGTATATGTTGCTTGATTTGCAACAAGTGTAATATTGTTATTAGCAACTTCCCAATAGTGCAAACCTCTATTAGCCCATTCTTGAAATAAAATATTTAAAGAACGTCTAGCTCCTTTTAATTGATAACCAGATACACCTTGAATTCCTATTCTCTCGTATGCTTCTTCAACAATATCAGAAATAGAAAAACCTTTTTCAAAAACTGTTGTTCCAGAGGTAGTATTAGCCATTTAACCTCCTACTTGTCTATTAATAATGTTGCACCTGCAATATTAGAAATAGCTGAAACAGTCATTCCACTTTCAAAAACAACACCATCTTCTGGAATGTTGAAAGCAAAAACATCTCCATTAGGACAATCGCCCTGAAATTGTGTTGCTCCACCTGATTGTAAAGTTATTGAACCTGCTCCGCCACCATCAGAAGCTAAAATCATTCCTCTTAATCTAGTTCTACCTGCGAATACTGAACCTGTTCCTGTAACTCTAACTGCTTTTACGTCACCCTTCATTATTTTTCTCCTTAAAATTTATGTGGGCCCAAAGGCCCACACTAAATTAATTATTATGAGTTGTTTCCATTGTCATCTAAATGATAATAGATAACACCGTAAACATTTCCACTAGCTGCACCTGTTACTGTAGCAGTTACAGTTGCTTGCTCAGAGTAAGTTTGTTGATCTAACATTCTTGCTCCAGGAATTGTAGAAGTAGCTGCATTGATCATGCTGTTTAAGTTGTTAGCTGCACCATCAACGATAGCATCTGGGTCAGTAATATCTGCACCACCATCGTAATCTTTAACACCAAGATCCCATGTCCCAGCGTTTAATGCTGCTTTACAGTAAACCGCATCTACAATTGCACCCGCAGGAAGAACAACCGCAGTTGAATCGTTCGCATCTTTCACAACAGCTGCGCCGTTTGAATCATGAGCGAATCTAAATTTAATTGCTAGTTGTGCACTTCCAGCACTACTTGTTTTTTTATTGTCACCAGTGGATCTTATAATCCCACCGAACGTTGTACTTGCCATAATTATATCCTCCTAGTTTCCGAACGTAATCTCTAGGCCGTCGACTATACTCGTTTACGTTCTAATTAATTGTATAGTGATAAAACTATACACTACATTTTGGTAGAGTGCAAGAGAGCCTGTAATGTGGAGTGGATTTTTTCCAACGATGTAGCTTTTTATTAAGTAGCTACAGAAACT